CCCCCCCTATGGAAACGGACAGGACCAGGGCAACCCATCAAAGGGTCCCCCGTTGCCTGCCGAAAGGTAAAGCCGATCTACACTCGCCAGATGCGATCGGTCAGAGGAGTCCGTGCGTGGACCAAACGTTGCTAAGCAATGATTATGGCGACCCTGTGTTCTATTGTTGGGTTTTGATAACAGGGCTTGGTCAGGGCCTCCGAGGATCTCTCAGAGGTTGGCAGTCGGCCGTGGAGCCTAGTGCTGCCCAACCAATTGTAGCAAGCCAGCTCACCGTATTGCCCCCACGGGGGGGCTCAGGCTCGCCAACCACATGTCACGGCGGTATTCGCCGGTGATTCACCTACGTCGGCGGCGAAGCTCGCCAATGGCCTGGCGGCGGCCCCCCTGGGCCGCCCAAGCGGCGTTCATGACGGCGGGCGCCGCACGCACCGCGCCATTGCCGACCGCCTGGATGGCGGCCTTGGCCGCAGCATTCGCGAACTGCTTCATGCCCTGCATGTTTGGACCGTTGCCCCCCTTGTGGTTGGGGGCAGGGGCCTGCTGGGTGCGCAAGTTCTTCTTTCCCTGTGTCTTCTTAGGCCCATTCTGAGGCGCCGACACCTGCGGGATCCCGATGATCCCGGCTATGGAGCGGCCTGAGCCACCTGGTGCTACGGTGATCGGAGGAAACCTGGCCATCTGCGCGGCACGGCGCAAGACGGGCTCAAAGTTGCCGATCTGCCTGGGAACGCCAACACCCACGAGGAAAGAATCCGGTGGTATGATGAGTTCGACAGACGCCTTCACGATGAACTCGATGTTGGCGGTTGCGCTCAGGCTGTCGACCACAAAGCGCAGGGTGGTCCAGAGCGTGTCCTGGTCCACACCTCCGCCTGCGGTATTAGAGAGCGCGTAAACCGTGCTGCTCCAAGCGCTCGTTGCGTTGCCGCCTGCCCCCGAGGTCAATCCCTCAGCGGTGGGCGAGTAGAACTGCCCGCTGAGGAGTTGGGTAGGCAAGGCGTGAGCGCAGAGGACCTTGGAGGCTTCAGCACCAACAACGTGCTGTGTCTCAGGGTTTTCATAAAACAGCTGCAAGCAATTGGCCCAAGGCGCCGTCGGGGTGGCCGCCGCGCCAGTCTGGGCAGGATTTTGCGTTGCGGAGCTGATCCTACAACACCTAAGCATACCGTTCAGCGATGAAATCTGCGACAAGTTGGCGACCTCCACACAAAATGACGTGTACCGCATCTTAGGCACCTGCCTGTATGTGGTTGGTGCTGACGTCAAGTTGGTGAAGGAGGCAAGCAGACTGTTGAACTGTGCAAAGGAGTGGAAGGAATAACTTCCCTGAGTCGTGGAGGCTGTGCTGACATCAGTGTTGTACGTGCCGGCACCAAAGGCGGTGTAGTTGTCTGCCGAACCAGGAGCAATGTAAGCAGCCAAAGCAATGTCGTTGTACGGGTAGGCATCGATGAGGAGAACCTGCCCCGGTGAGACGCTAGCTTTGACACGGTGCTCAAACCGCTGCTGGTAGACAGGGGCCGTGGTGGAGGAAGGCCACTGAGGGAAATTGCCTGCCGATTTCTGTGATTTGGGCATTGCCCAAACGACTGTGGAAGGCGCGAGCTGATCTCACACGTGCTCTAAATGGAAAAATGGGAGCCGCAAACGGCAACTCCTCGTGCAGCACAGCGGGGATCGCTTTCTAAGAAAAATGGTGAAACCATGCACAATACGGCGGGTTAAGGGCAACCCGCAATCGTCTAGGAGCTTCGCTCCACCCGTCTCCGACATTACCCCATGTTTTGTCGGAAAATGTTTGCACGCGAAAGTGTCCAAGCCTAAACACCTCGTTGCTGTCGGGTGGCTCCGTAACCATCCAGGCCCCCCCTAGGGGGGGTGTTAACGTCACATCACACCATGGGTCTTCCCAGTATATCACCCATGGCGCAATTTTCCGGTCCATAGATTCCGGCAGGCCGATTGCTACGGCTCAAGCCAAAGGACGTTCCTGGCCCCTACCCCCACGGACATGGGGGTTGCGGGGTTCAGCCACACCTCAGGCAGTACCCAAAAACTGCCACCAATGGGCTCTACCTCCCCCCGTAGACGGTAGGCAGGGAGGATGAAGAATATGGCCCGGGTTCCGTTGGCCCTCGGATTTTCGCGATTAGTGGTGTCGCAGTAAGTACCACCAGCAGGACTAAGAAATCTGCCCCTCTGCACGTAGGGAACCCCCTGGAGTTGGGGATGACGCTATTGGTCACGTGCAACCGCCCCGGTCTCACACCCCACGACACGTAATCAGCTACGCGGGTGGTGATGCTCCCCTAAACCCCAAAAGGAAGGGGTTGTGTGTGAATTCTAGCCCAGCTGCTGAAAAAGGTATGGTCACTTCATGAACTGCCAAAACGCTTGCGACAACAAGGGAAGCCAAAGCTCGCCAAGGTGACAAGACTGACGAAAGGCCAGAAGCATAAGATGAACCCAAAACCCACAAAATTGCAGCCCTCCTGATCTCCATCCCACCCGGAGTATGGGCCTCAGTATGCTCTCACTTATGTTGCCCACCCATCTGGCAATATTTTCCGGTACTCGCAGCACGGTGTGTCAATGGACACGACCTTCGACCCGGCACAAAACCGAGTCCAGTCGTCGAAAGAGGCCAGGCCATGTCGAACGATCAGTTCAGCTTCACCTCCAATGGAGGAAGCATGGCTAATGGAGGCCTCGATCCTTTCTTCCGTGCATAGAGGGTCGCCCACGTGGAGGACGCCGGCAATTGCCTCTTGGGCGGTGTTCCATGGGTGGGGTTGGTAATGGCGAACCGTACGCCCGAGCTTCATAAGCTGATCACGGTCGTAGACCGGGTCAACCCGCGCCCCGGGTGCACGTGCCTTCCATTCCCTAGCCCAACGCAAGAGCATATGTGCGGGCGTTGGTAACCGCTCACACAATGCTGCAGCACCTGATAAAAGCGTGCCGTAAGCCACCCCACACACGGCGGCCATGTCGCCGGTGGCTGCCGCTTCGCGGACTGCTGTTGAGGAACTGAGGACGATTCCCGTGAGGAGCCTAGGTAAGTCAGGGATTTGCGTTCCCTCGATAGGCCCGTATTCGTCAACACATATATGCCAGCCGGTGAATTCTGTACGGCTGCCCGGTTCCCTCATAAACAGCTTAGGCAAGTGGCCCAATGAGCGCCAGCGGTCTTCGATCCTGGACACGTAGTCCTTGGAAACCCTTGGAGAGACAGTCGAGTCATTGTCATCTCCTTCCAAAACGAACCTTAGCCAGCGAAGGACGTCGTCAATGTCCTTAGCACACTGTACCTCTGGGTTGGCAAACTTCCATGCGTTCTTGCCGTAGAATACCCATACTGTGCAGATGAAATTTAACAACCAGTTGGCTCCGCTTGTAAGTCGATGTCCGCTCCGCCGAACGGCATCCAACGTCAACCTGATTATTTTCTTCTTCAAACTGCCGTCCGCCCCATCATATGTGCGATTCTTCACCTCGAGTCTAAGGACGGTCTCCTTGCATGCCTCGAGGTGTTTCTTTGCCCACGCGCCTTCTGTTGAGCCAACATACGTGTCCAGAATGTACTCCACGACGTGGTAGAAGACGACATTCTCGGTGAGATCACGCAGCTGACTGCTACAGCACATGTCCCAAGCACTGCCATCATTTTCTATGACACTGCATGGGACACGCCTTCCATCTTTGCGCGTGTGCGCCAACGTTTTCACCGCCCTTGCGATGGCCTCTGATTTGCTGACGTGTTTAATAGAGTTGCGCTCGAAAAGTCTAAACAAGATAGTTTCGACCACGTGCGCTGTGAGGAGGGCCATCACCTGACCTTCATCTCCGTCCGCAATCAAGAGACGAGGGGCCTTCCCCTCTTGCATTGGCTCAAGCTTTATAGAAGCTTTGAAGCGATAGCGTGGGGCAAAATCTGCCCGAAGCCTTTCAAAGACCTTGTCAGCCCTGTCCTGTGACCACTTCTTGGAAACAACCATTTCTGAGAGAAGTCCTTCCATGACCTCCCTCATTTTGGGCCTGGTGAAATGAAGACGAAGCAACTCCTTTGCGACGTCCACCAGCTCATGATGGTGCTTCTTGGCCAAAGTCATGGGCTTGACTTTCTTTGTGTACCGTTCTTCTATCGCTGCCTGGATGTTTACGGGGACGTTAGCGTAAAAGACCTTGTCTTTAACGGTCGGTCCCAAACGGACGCTCGCCACGACGTTCTTCAGCTCGATTTCGTTCCCTCCCCTGAAAACGGACTGCGAAATTACTCGACCAGTCAAAAGAAAGGTTAACGAATGATGAAGGAGTTCGTGGTTCAAAACTGCGCCCTGACACCATTGCAATTCGATGTACGAGAGAGACCGTAATGTCCCGCAGGAATCGCGCACACCCATTGTCATAGGCGTATGCTCCGGAGCTCGTGAGACTAATGTTGAAGGCCCCACTCCACGTCCAACGCTCGACGGCGTGGTCGTACCTGAACTCTGGACGCAACGTAAAGACAACTCGGGGGTTAGCACAATTCGGGAACTCAAGGCCCGTGTGGCCACGTCGGTAAGTTGAGATACTGCTGTACATGAGGAAAGTTCTGACCAAGGTACAAAAGTTATCATCAGGCAGGTTTGACCATGGGTTCCCCTCGTCCCCGTCTCCCTGAACTTCCCGTCGTGGTTCTTCACGTACTCCAACAGTCGCTGCCTCGAGCTGGCGCACCCAGTGGAGGCTGATAGCAGGTCCCGGTCCGCTGATGGGTCCGTCATGGCAGCAGACTCGCATTTGCCGGATGAGTATAGCAGGAAACCGGACATCGGTCCCATCCAATCCTCCTCGGCTTCTGGAGCAGCTCCTGAACTCGTGGTACCAGTCAAAGTCCCATCCCCACTCGATGGCTTCTTGGACAAAGTGCTGACCCACTTCATTGAAATCCCATCCCGGTATCCCCCGTAGAAGCCACAGCACTGTTCCTGCCTCTTCGTAACTTGTGAACTGAGCCTGTGCAACACCCACGGGATCACCGCCAGCCTGGCTATCAAATCCTCGCCACTGTCCTTCTTGAAGGATTGAAGGTTCGTGCGTTCTCTCACTGCCAGTTCCACTGTCGTGTTCAGAACCTTCGTACTCGATTGATTGCTCAGACTCCCCTGAAGAGCTGACAACCCCGTAAACATCTCTTGGCCAGAGAGCAAAATGCTCACTGTCTCCGCTTTCGCTTTTCGCACACATGGACACACTGTCCCCAGGGTCTTCGTAATCAGGTGTGGGATCCCCCACCCCCAACCTTCCCGGGTTGACAGACACATGCTGCAGTACTCCACCTCCACCGTCACGATCCAGAATCCTGGTTTCGCGTCCTCCTTCTCCGCCAGACTGGACGGCTCCCTGAGCGCCATCGGCAGGAGAAGGTGGCTGTGGCAGCCCGGACATAGTTCGGTGCAACCAGACGGTGAAGTCCGAGCGGTCGGTATCATACGACTCAGTCCCCAATCCAAAACCAAAGAGTGGGCAGAGCATGCGACCGCTTCGGGCTGTAGCGCACCCTCGTGAGGGAAGGACCAGCACTTCGGTCCAATTTTGGCAAACCAATAACTCCAGTGACACGGGGATCACTTGAG